CTGTTTCACAGGCGGCTGGCTGTTTGTATTGGTCGGCTTCTGTGATCCGGGTTTTGGCTTTGGATTGCTGATCGTGCTGTATTTTGGCTGGCTTTGGTAAAGAGCCCTTGCCTTTACTGCGTCACCTTTTGTCCAGCTCGCGACGTTCATATAGGTCTTGCGGATGCCGGCTATACGCTCCACAGAACGGGTGTCTCGCCGATCAAACGCCTTGTCAATGTTGGCTGTTGCTCTTGCTAATCGCCGCGCATTGGCTGCCGCATCAAACTGCAGCTTTGGCACTGGTCTAGCTTTGCCCGCCTTTCTGCCGCCCGGCCTAATCACCCCCTTCCTCCCACCCAACCTCACCCTGCCGCTCTGCTGAGCCGCCTGCAGCGCCTTCTGTGCCCTGGTCACGGCGCCCCGCTGGCTGCGCCTCGACAGCGTGCCCTTGATCGACCGATCCGCTGGGTCCTGCCCCTTCAGCTTGGCCTGCGACCGGGCCAAGCTGCCCCGCTGGAGCAGCAGCCCACGACGCCGCTGTGGCTTGCTGCCCTTGGCCCGGCGAGCCGGCGCAGGGAGCCGGGCCGATGTCCTGCGACTGCCGCCGCCACCGCCGCCTGAGGCGAACCGCCCGCGAGCGTCACGGTTGTAGGTGCGGGACTTGGCCAACGCTCAGACTGCTGCTGCCTGCAGTTTTCCCGCCGCCGCCGGATCCTCCAGCCCTACGCGCGGGCCGTGGAGGTTGCCGAACCAGAAGCGGTCCTGAGGGGCCAGGCTGGTCACCAGCAGGCGCAGGATCGCTTCGCCGTCGCGGTCATCGACCATCTCAGTCAGCAGCCGCAGGCCCTGCTGTGCGGCGATCGCATCACGGCGCAGCACCGCGACTGCGAGGCCCTGGAACAGGCGGAGGGTGGGGGAACGGTCGCTCACTTCTTGCCGCCCTTCTTGCTGCCCTTGCCCGAGGACTTGCTGGCCTTCTTGCCCATGCCCTTGCCGTGGCCAGGGGCACCGTAGTGGGGCTTGCCGCAGCTCATCGGTCTCAAGCGTCTGGAGGAGTTTTCCCGGCGGGGGGCACTGGTGAACGGATCAGAAGATGCGGCCAAACAGAGGGCGAAGCGAACCGGACACGACACGCTCAAAGCCACCCGTGAGGAGATTCCCTTGGCGTGAAACACCCCTTCTGAAACCAGGCTTGACGGGAGCCGCCCTTGATGCCCCCTTCGCTCGCGCCATGGTGTTAAAGACCCCTTGAGTCCGTGATCGCTGCGCGGAAGCAGCTTGACGCCTTGTCCTGTTTCTGACAGAGACGCCCGTTCCAACCACGTCAAGAAAAGCCTTGTTCATCTCTTCTTGTGCACGCTTCAACGCACCTCCGTAAAATGCCCTGCCAACAGCATCGTAATCAGGGAAGTTATCTTGATTACTTGCGACATACCGCACCCTTCTCTGAAGCATTCTATATCGAGCCTCCAGCGCTCGCGGCGTAGCAGGAGCACGACCGCCACTGCCGACGACTGTCGTCGGGGACTCATATTTCTTGACTGCATTTCTGAGTCTTGCGATTGAGCCTTCAACCTTGCGAAGCTGAGCCTTAGCAGCTTCACGCTGATTCCCTTCAATCCTTCCCCTTCTTCTGTTCAGGTTCGTCTGCAGGCTTCTGCTTTCGTCAAGCAGTTGATCCAATCGCTTTCTTGCGCGCTCTGAGCGCCGCTTCAGCGCTGCATCAGGCTTTTCTGCTGATCTTCGCCTGATCCCTGCAACTTGTCGCTGTGCGGTTTCTTGGGCCAGTCCGTTGCGCGACAACGGTTGAGCGGCGCTCGCCTCGATTCGTCGCGCGGGCTTCGGTCTGACTTTTGCGATAGTGCCAGCCATCTTTGGCCCTTTCACTTTTCGGCGCTTGCCTTTAGGCATAACGCGATCAGGCAGTGTCACGCGCTTGCCGATTTCAGCTGACAGCCTGACAGCCGTTCGCAACCGCTTGATCGTTTTCAGGGCGAACTCGGTATTCACGTATCCACCAGCATTCCCCATCTTGTAACCATGCTCCATGAGCACCAGTGTTGCCATGCGATTATCAACACCAAACTTTTTCATCACGGCGGCTACTTCTTGCTTGTGGCTTGGCGACAGGCCTAGGCCCAGGTCGTGCTCTTTGAACGCTGTCCGCTGTCGCTCAGCTATGGCTCGCTGCGTTGCCGAGAGCTTCGGTGCCGCCTTCTGCGTTCCCGTCGGCTTGCCTTGCTGCGCCCCCTCCGCCTTCCCCTTCTTCTTCCTGATCACCCCCTTCGGCCCGACGCCACGGAGCCGCACCTGATTCGCCTTCCGGGCCTCCCGCAGCGCCTTCTGCGCCTTGGTGACCGCTCCCCGCTGACTGCGGCGGCTCAGTGCGCCACGAATGCTCTGGTCGGCTGGATCCTGCGCCGCGAGGCGTTGCCGGCTCCGGGCCAGCCTGCCCCTGGCCTTCAGCGTGCCGCCGCCAGCCCTTGGCGCACCGCGTCGCACGCCTGAGGCGCCGGATCCACCACCGCTCGCGAAGCGGCCTCGGGCGTCGCGGTTGTAGGTGCGTCCGCTCCTGTTGCCGCCGCGAGCCATCGAGACCACCGCTGTTGCAGCAGTTTTCCCGCTCAGACGATCCCGGCCCGCAGGATCAGCAGCGCATGCCACGTGCCGGCCAGCAGCAGCATCCCCAGGGCGCCGGAGATCGCCGCAACCCGGATCTCATGGTCCCGGATCGCCTCCTGGATCAGCTGCTGCACACGGTCCTCATCCATGGCCGGAGGGTAGGGGCTGTCATCGATCGCAGTGGCCATCAGCGCTACAGCGGTCCGAATCTCGACACGGACTCAGACCACCATCGGCGGCGGCGCCTCTGCCGCCTCTGCCGCCTTCTTCGCCGGTTGCCAGCCCCACCAGCTCAGCCACAGCCGCAGCGCATCACCCGAGGCCGTGCCAGCGGTCATCAGCCGCGCCGCGCGCAGTACATCCCCAGGGCCCTCGACAGGTCGCGCCATGCCCTCCTGATGCACCATCCAGCCCCCATCACTCAGCCGGGCCGCCATGAACCCTCCAGGGCCCCGGAACGCGGTCGGGCGCCCCTCTGGCGGCGGTTCGATCGCCAGGGCCTTCATAACCCGCGCCACGGTCGCATCGAAGGGGATCGCGGCGAACTGCTTCCAGCTGATGGCGCCGCTCATGCCACCGGCTCCGGTGCTCGCTCGATGCCGGGATACTGCCGGCGCTCGGAGGGCGAGGGCTTCTTCACCGCCGCCTCCAGCACCTGCGAGGCCTTGGCGAATGGCCATTTCTTCTCCTTGGCAAACTCCCGCGTCATGGTGTCGCGTGCCTTCTCCCAATAGCTTTCCCGCAGCAGCGCCGCCCTCAGCACCGGGTCCCTCTCCTCCACCGCCTCGGTGGCCACGGGGGAGAGCGAACAGCGGCAACGCGGGTGAGCCGGCGCCACGACTTCACCGAGCTGGTAGATCCGGCCGTGCCTGCTCGCGCACACCGGGCAGGTCCGCTCATCCTTCGTGGCAATCCAGCGCAGGTAGCCGTAGCCGTTGCGGCCTGCTGCCGCCTTCTGCGCGCCGACATAGGCATTGGCGAGCTCGCTCCGGGCGATCAGCTCCGCCCGCTGCGCCAGGCCCATCCGGTCGTTCAGGCCGTTGGGATCCCTGGCACCCAGCAGCGCCTGCCGGATCTCCCCCTCCAGCACCCGTGGCCCCTTCCCACGCCCCACGCCATCGGTGACGATCCGCACGAGGTTGTCACGGAAGGCCTCCACCTCGCCCCGGATGTAGGCCGAGGCCGTGGAGGCCGCCGCCTTCACCGCTGCCTCGGAGGCGCCGACAAAGGTTCCCCGCGGGCTGCTGCCTGGATCCGCGACCTGCGCCAGCTGCTGCCCCAGGTCGCCGCCAAGCTGGACCGCTTCCGCGAAGTCCGCCCGCAGCTTCCCCTCCAGCCAGCGCAGCTCACGATCGGAGAGGAACGATTGCGCCAGCTCGATCAGCTTGCGGAACTTGGCGGACCCATCCGCGATCGAGTAGCTGCCGGGCCGCCGCGTCACGCCATCGGCGCTCAGCTGGTCCGGCAGGCTGGGATCCACGAACTGCCCGTAGTAGCGGCGCAGATCACGCAGCGTGCGGCTCAGGGCCCGGCGCAGCGCCGCCTGGGTGTTGCTGGCGGCGCGGGCCTCGATCATGTCGAGCGCCTCGGCGTAGTCGTCCGCCAGCTTCAGTTCCTGGTCGCCGATCGTGGCCATTACTCCAGCGGCAGACCCTGGGCGTCGACGTCATCGCCGGAGAGGTCGTTGGCATCGGGAACCGGCGGGTTCAGCTTCGCCTCCTGCTTGGCGTCCTCCTCTGCGAGCATCTCCGCTTCCCGCTTGCCGTCGATGCCGGGGCGGAGCATGCCGCGCTTCTGCTCCAGGTGGGTCACGGTCTCCCGCATCATCAGCCCCTTGTCGTAGAGGGTGGCCGCAAGCTGAAGGAGGGCGTCATCCACCGGCTTGTCGGTCACGCCTGGCAGCAGATCGAGGCCGGCGCCAGCAGCCGGGGCCTCACCGGTGAAGGCGCCCCAGAGCTGAAACAGGCTCTCCCAGCAGCTGCTCTTGGCCTCCGCCATCGCG